TTACACAAAATACATTTACATTAGATGATTTAGTGCGTGGTGTATTAGATAGTGCAGAACTAGGTGGTGCAACACCACTTACAGATGTAACGAGTGATGTACAAAGTGTAAGTATAAATCGTGGTAGGTCAAGAGATACAGATAGTTTTTTTGCAGGTAGTTGTTCAGTTAGACTACTTAATAACGAACGTAAATACGAAAATACAAATACTTCAAGTCCATTTTCACCCGGTATTGAACCAATGATTGCTATACACGTAGACGCAACAACAGACGGTGGTAGTAACTATAAAGATTTATTTGTTGGTTTTGTTACAGATATAAACCTTAGTTATCCAGATAAAAACAACTCATTTGCAGATTTTGTTGCTTCAGACGCATTTATGAAGTTAGCAAACACAAGTTTAATAAATGCTTCATTTAGCAGTACAGATAGTGGCACGTTGGTTAGTAATGTTTTAGACAATGCAAATGTTAAGTTTGGTGCAGATAGAAATATTGAAACAGGTATATCTACAATGCAATCATTAAGTGGACTTAGTGAAAATACATTATCAGTTTTACAGAATATAGAACGAAGCGAAAATGGATTACTTTTTATGTCTAAAGACGGTAAATTAACTTTTAAATCAAGACATACTACGTTTCCAAGCACACCAAGTGCTACATTTAGTGATGACGGTTCTGATGTTCCATACCTACGTGTAGATTACATAAATGATGACAATGAAATATTTAACATAGTTTCACTACAAAGAATTAGTGGATCTACGCAAACAGTACAGAATACAGCTTCGCAAGGTAAATATCTTATTAGAACACTTAATAGGACTGGTTTGTTAAATAATAGTGATAGTGAAGTATTAAACGCTGCAAACTTTTTACTTGGTAAATTTCAAGACGCTTTAATAAGATTTGATAACTTAGTTGTAGATTTAACAGAAGCAACTACTGGTAATCAAAATACAATATTAGATCGTGAAGTTGGTGATGTGGTCAAAGTAGAACTTACACCACCGGGTAGTGGTAGTCCAGCACAAATAACGTCAAATGAAATAATAGACAGTATTAGCTACAACATTACACCAGACATATTTAGTTGTTCATATAAGCTATCTAATGCAGATGTACAAGCATTTATGCGATTAGATAACGCATTGTTTGGATTATTAGACACAGACAAGTTAGGTTATTAATGACACATAACAAAAAAACAAACAACGAAAGGATAAACTAAAACTATGGCAAACGGATTTAAAGTATTTTCTGTTGGTGAAGTTCTTACGGCAGCAGATGTAAATGATTATTTAATGGAACAATCCATATCAATATTTGCAAACAGTACAGCTAGGGACGCACAAATTACATCACCTATTGAGGGACAATTTTGTTATTTAGCAGATAGTAATGTACTACAGTTTTATAACGGTAGCAGTTGGGCAAATTTTATAGGCGAGGGCGATATTACTGGAGTTACTGCTGGTACTGGCTTAGACGGTGGTGGTACTTCTGGTGGTGTTACAATCAATTTTGATCCAAATAGTTTGAGTGCAGGAACAGTAAATGTAGCAAATGATAGTATTTCTATTATTGACGCTGATGATAGCAACAACCCCAAAAAAGAAGCGATTGCAGATTTAGTAAGTGCGATAGCAGGAACAAATTTAACTGCGTCAAGTGGTGTACTCAATGCAAGTTCTGGTGGTTTGTCAAATTATGATCTTTGGCAGATAACAGCAGATGCAACTGATACAGGAAACCCTACTTTAACTGCAAATTGGGCAAGACCTTCAGGTTTATTACAAGGTGGTAATCTTGGGACAGGTATGACGCAAAGTTCAGGAATATTTACTTTTCCTAGCACGGGTTATTGGTGGGTACATTTTCAAGCTGATTTTGTGATAGGAAGTAGTGATAGATTTGTAGAAACTATGATAAATTCAACAACAGATAATTTTTCATCTACTGATGATTTAATTGCTAGAAGTGCAGAGGGCAACAACACAGGGGCAACAGCAGGTGGTACAGCAAGTTGTGATGTCTTTTTAGATATTACAGATGTTTCAAACCATAAAGTTAAATTTAAATTAGATAGTGTTGGCTCAGGTACTTATGCAAATGGTAGTACAGGCAACACACAAACTTTTGCTATATTTGGAAAAATGGGAGATACATAATGAAATGGCTTAGAAAACCCGATTTACAAAAGGCTTTACATACATTTAATACAGATAAACCTAATTGGTATGGTTGGAAAGATATTGCTAATGGGGAAGTATATTCAAATATTAAAGTAATCAAAGAGGGTGCAAGTTTACCAACAGAAAGCCAAGTAAACACAAAGTTAGCAGAATTAATTGCTGAATATGACAATGAAAGATTAGATTATAAATTAAAACGAATTGAAGAATATTTACCTATTCAAGAACAATTAGATATGCAGTATTGGGATAGTGTTAATGGCACAACTACTTGGAAAGATCATATAGCAAAAGTTAAATCAGATAATCCTAAACCAAGCTAATGTCTAATACAAACGGTCTTACACAAAAAGAATTACTTTTAATGGTCTTAGAGAACCAAAAAGAATTAGACCGTAAAATAGATGAAATACATACAAGAATAAATCAACGACCAACACGTATGGAACTTACCGGGTGGCTTTCTGTAACAGTTATGATATTAGGGGTAATTGTAAATAGTATAATGTCTTAGTGCTTACAAGATATTTTAAAAATTTTAATACACTATGTAGATTTGCATTGGTCTTTCTACTTATAGTTCCATTACCAGTTTTTGCTGATGAAACAACAACGTATGAACGCATTAGCGATACAGGGCAAAACACAACAGATATTACTTTTGATTACGGTGGATCAAGTTGGAATAGATTAGATATACATAGTGGTGATTGTGGTAGTACTACACAAGCAGTTCATTACAATATGCAAAACAATGATGACCAAACAATTACTATTACGTTTCCAGAAGATAACATTACAACAGCTGGTTTTTTATCAGGTTGTGTCAATGACGCATACCCGGTAACTTGGACATTTAGCGACAGTACAACAGAAACAATAAACTATTCTGCACAATCAAACGCTGATGTATCAACTATGTATGAAATTGTTAGTAAAACAGTGACAGGTAAATATATAACTTCTGTTGCTATTCAATATGACGATTACATAATAATTGACGATATATACTGGACGTATGCTACTACACCTACTACAACGACATCTAGTACGACAACAACAACTACCACCACACCTACAACTACAAGCACGACTACGACAACGACTACTACTACGACCACAACGACAACTACGACTACTACTACGACAATACCACCAACAACCACAACAACGCTTGATCCAGAAACTATTGAACGTAATAACAACCACGCTGAAACAGGCATATATGAAACAGATGAAGAACGTGCTAATCGTGAACAAGAGGAATACGAAGAAGAACAAGAACGTATAAAAGAAGAAGAACGTAAAGCTGAAGAAAAACGTATTGCAGCAGAACTTGAAGCACAACGATTATATGAAGAAGAACAAGAACGCTTACGCTTAGAAGAAGAAGAAAGATTACGTTTAGAAGAAGAAGCAAGAATACAAGCAGAGATAGAAGCACAGATAGCTTACGAAGAAGAACTAGCACAAATTGAAGCAGAAGAAGAAGCAAGAATACAAGAAGAATTAGAAGAAACAATTTTACAAGATGTAGATTTAGAAGAATTGTCAGATGAAGAATTAGAAGAAGTACAGGAATTAATTGACACTATACAAGAAATAGAAGAACAAAATTTAGAAGAAGTATTTGCTATTGAAGAAGAAATAATAGAAATACCAGAAATAATAATTATAGAAACAGAACAGGAAGATTTAGATGAAGAAAAAGTTAAAAAAATTATTGAAGAAGATTTTGATGATAATGAAGTTATGGATATTATCCCAGACGAACAAGAAGAAATGGGTGGAAGAAATAACGAAACCTACGAAGAAATAACAGAAGAAGAATTTGAAGAAATATTAGAAGATGTTTTACCAGAAGAAATCACAAAGGAAGAATATGAAGAAATAATCGAAAAAGAAGTAGAAGAATTAACAGATCAAGAAGTAGTAGTTGTAGTTGAAGTGGTTAGTAAAGTTATTGAAGAAATTGTAGATATAGAAGAAGTTATAGAAGTTTTAGATCAAGATGAACTAGAAGAACTTAGTAAAGAAGAATTAGAAGTGTATGAAGAAGAACTTGAAGAACAAGTAGAAGAATACGTAGAGGAGTTAGAAACAGAACAGCTTGTGGAAGTGGTAGAACAAGTGGCAGAAGTATCTGTACAAAATTTAGCTGTTGCAGATGAACAAACAAAAAAAGTTGTACAAGCTGTTGTGGAAGAAGTTACAGATGTAGAAACTGTTGCTGAACTAACAGAAACAGAAAAAGAAGTAGTTGCAGAAGTGCTTGGTGTAGAAGAAGCAAATGACGTTGTAATTATCGCAGAACAATCTGTTAAAGAAGAAACTATTGCAACAGCTGTAGAAGAATACGTAGAACGTGCAGTAGAAAACGCAGATGTAGAGGATTATGGAATACAAAACGTAATTGTTGAAGTAGGTGTTGAACAGTTTGTACAAGATCCAATAGGACAATTACTAGATATTGACTTAACAGATGTAGTATTATCAGATATTGGTAGTGATATGCCAGAAGCAGTAAAGACACAGGCAGCTAAAACAGTTGTGCCAGTAATTATTGTTGGTCAGATTATTGCTACACCAATAACTAGAAGATTTTAATGAAAAAGATATATAACGGCATAATAGCGATACTTAGAGAAACAGCAGCACAAACCTTTACTATTTTAGGGTTTGCAATATCGTGGTTTTTACTTACAGGAACAGCTAAAGATATTGTAGGTATTATGATCTTAATAAGTTTTGGTGTTTGGTTTGCAACAATAAATTTTAGAAAATAACCACATATTCTAAAAATCTAGTATATAATTTACTTATGACGTACAAAAGAAATGGAGTTATAAATGTCAAAACAAATTAATAAAGTATCACGTAAAGATGTAATGGAAGCTATTGAGTTTCTATTTGTTGAGGGATATGTACACGAAATGACAAGTGATAAAAAGTATTATGTGTCTAAATTACTTAATAAAGTGGCAAATGACTACAAAATTAAGTTAGAGTGGGACGCAGAAATGCAAGACGTTTTAAATTAAAATTAGTTAAAAAAACAAATATCTACATACTAATACATCAAACCCACTTTAATTAGTGGGTTTTTTGTATGTATAAAACCTTTTAATGTCTTAATTATCTATTAGACTAAAACTAACAACTAGG